GAGCCAGTGTCGCCCTTGATGACATGTTCCTTCAGATATGCCTCGGGTGAGTTGTGCTTGACCCACTTCTTGAGGATCGGATTGAACTGATCGACGGCAGGATGGTTGTGAAGTTGGACGAAGTCCTTGTCGCCAGAGATGATCAGAATACGCTGACCGAAGTTCATCCCATACTCGAAGCAGAGGGTAGCAATGATGTCATCAGCCTCGGCACCATCTACCTCGATGATGCGATACGGGAAGTACTCCTTCAGCTCGTCGCGGATGTTATGGAGTGCTTTGAAGATGACCTCCCAGTCCAGCGGGGACTCGTCTCGGTTCTTCTTGCGGTTGGCCTTGTAATAGGGGAAGACGTCCTTGCGCCAATAATAGCGGGAGTCACATGCGATGACCAGTTCGCCGTATTTGGATTTGAGCTTTTGGTTATAGGCTCGGATCGAGTTCAACGCCATGTGCCGAATGAGGCCTTCATCGACCTCAGCATTCTTGGAGTTGCCAATCTGAACGAACATGCTAGCTAGCATGACCTGATTGAGGTCGAGTATCATCATTGGCGTTGTGCCTTCATTATCAATTGCAGGGGTTATCTTGCTGTGTTGGCGCAGGCGGTATTCAAGTCTGTGACGTTGATTCTGTCGCTAATCTTATGAAGGCCATGATCCATTGCTTCGGATCTAAACATAATGGCCTTCATAGATTCAACCATGAGTGCGACGTCTTGGACATATGCGTCCCCGGAAACGTCGTAACCGGCACTTATTAACATTCCTAAGAGTTCGGGGACGATCTCATCGACCGTCTCCTCAATCTCAGTTAGTTTATCTCGGAGTCCTGAAGGACTCTCTTGCTTTTGCCGTTTCGGGAACGGGTATATTCTTGCACTCATTTGAACACTTTTAGTAGGAGCACATCTTCAGAGATACGCCCGGAGGGGATGGAAGGTTTGGAGTTGATTTCTTCATAGCGTTTCTTCATGAAGGCAGCCGTACCATTCAGGTAGGTCTGGAGTTGCACCTCAGGCTTGCGGAGGTTCTTGCCTTGGACCTTGCTCTCATCATAATTGACGATGCTGGTGCCCTTGATTGAGAGCGTCTCACCATCCTTGGCGGTGTAGACGATCAGCTTCTTGTATTTATGATTGTAGGCATACAAGGTAGAGGCGCCGATAATCGAGGCGGGGTCGATGGACACCACCTTCAACGCAGGCATATCCTTCATGTAGTGGAAATATTTCAGAAGCTGTTCGGTCGACTTCTTCTTGGGAGCACGAGCAGTTCGAATGGTCTTGGCCTTATTGGCGTACCAACGCTCGCTGTCCTCGATGATGCTGTACAGCAGCTTCAGGTAAGTGTCGATCTGCTTCTTGGTCAGTTTGGTATAGGCCTCGTTGAGGTCTTTGTCCTTCTTAGTCATCAAGAGGCGCAGCTCAGCCATCAGAGGGCGATAATACTCGGCGATGGCCTTGGCCCAGCCTTTCTTGATATCGTTCTTTTGGAGGTAATCGTACATGTCGAACGGAACGGAATAATCCGAGGCGTAGAAGCCGTCGAGCATCGATTCCACTTCGGCGATAACAGCATCTTGGGGAGGCGGGGTGTATCCGCGGTCAATCGCTTTGACGGCCTTCTTCTCGACCTGACGTTCAGCGATCTGAGTCATCTCCAAGAGTTTCTGTTGGAGGAATGCCCGGCTCTGAGTCGGCAGCACCGTGCCGCGATCCATCATTCGGCACAACCAACCCACAGTCGTGGAGAAGTAGGCCTCAGGGACGCGTTGGAGCGTCTTGGCAGTGGCTGGGCTGACTTTGGTGTAATAGTCCACAGCCCACTTTTTGGCCTCAGGCGGCCCATAGAAGTGGTTATACCAGGTGTAAGCCCGAGTCAGTCGAACATCGTTGTTCTCCAGATCGAGACCCTCGAGTTCAGGCTCGAGTCCGAGATATTTGGTGTCCACCATCTTTGGTGTACGGGGAAGAGGAATCTTCTTGGGTTTCTGTGTACCGGTACCGCGCTTCTTGATAGTGGCAGTCGACATGATTAAGGGACCTTAATGGAGAACACTTCCCCCTTTGGGAAGGCTTTCGGTGGGTCGGAGATCTGAACCTCTTCAAGTAGGTCTTCCCACTTGTCGAGGACAGTCCCCCACTCATGTACCAGTTTAGCATGACTTGAAGAATAAGTACATGGCCCTTCGTAGTTTTTTATCGCCCAAGAAAGTTCCTTGTGAAACACGTTGGCGTGGGCGCTTGGATCTGGGTGGAATGTGTATTGCTTCGTTAACCCGGCCGAGGTCTCTGGTAGCGCTGCAAGGTTCGAATGGACGCATACTAGCCCAGCCGACATTGCCTCAATCAGAACCAGGCAGCTTGTCTCAGGCCAAATGCTTGGATAGGCTAAGATGTGGGCCTTCTCAAGAGCAGTACGAATCACCGAGTTAGGCTGTGCACCATGGTTGGTGATGCCTGGGTGCTCCTCCATCGAATCAAAGAGAGTCTGGTATGGAATATCCCGCTCACCCCAACCGTAGAGGTTGAAAGAGCTATAGACGTCGAGGTGGATCTTGTCACCGTATTGCTGATACAGCAGGTCGTAGACTGGCTTCAGGAGTTCCAACCCACGGTGCGGGGTTGAGAAGTAGATCAGGTTGATTCGCTTATCGGGATCCGGTTTCTCATGGTTTGGAATTGGGGTGATGGCGTTCGGGATGACCACGCAGCGTTCCATCGGTAGGTTGTATCGTTGAGCGTATCCCCAGAGTTGCCAGTTTGAGACGAACACAAATCTATGGAACCGATCTCTTAGCTGCGGATCATGAAGGAACTCAGACTCCGGATCTCCCGGTAGGTCGTGTGCCCAAAAGATCCGGAACTTGGATTCATCTAGATCTCTTACTCGGCTGCAGACGATTTGAAAATCATCATAACGGCTCTTGCCAGGAAGACCTGGAATCTTCTTGAGCCGTTCAGATAGGCCTAAGGCCATGAGTTCAGTTCCACCCATGGCCTTAGAAGATACTTCGTTTGTGTCAATCACCACGTTTCATAATCCGTAAAGTTAGCTTTGATAGAAAATCCGACCACCTTGATCATCACCTTGACGCTCTGACCGATACCGGAGCTGTTCGAGAACTCGTAGTAAGTGCTGACACCATGCGGCTGATTATAATCCCAGCACTCTTTCATTTCAGCAGTCGGCTTCGAATAGGTCGCTCGCTGATATGCCAATGCTGCTGGAAGCGCTACGTTGGCCATCCATTTATCGGAGTCCTCACGTTCCTTCTGGCTCATCTTAAATTGCATGATGTTGTCTCCTAGGTTGGTGCTACTCTCTCATGGAATCCTACTGCATGCTTCCCAGGGGCAAAGTACTTCTCGAAGATGTCTACAACCGTAGCAGCGTCGTAAGGTTTGCATGAGAAGATGTCTAGGTATGCCTGGTTCTGGTTAGCAGGGCAGAAGTGAATCGAGATATTCGAGTCTTGGAGTAGCTGATAAACCGAATATCCAATTTTTGCCGGGTCATGGGTGTCACACCAGAGAATGTGGGTCCCGCCGATGGGGACCATCTCGATCTTTTCCAAGATCTCATCAACGAAATCTTGAATGATCTCGGGAGAGTTAATGTTTTCGTTGCAGTAGCGTGCGTCGATAGTTGTGAGCCAACCCCATGCGTCCATATTCGTATCCTCGATTACTAAGTGATGAGGATATGAAAGACATAATCCTCAGGAAAAGTCCTCCGGATTATGGCCCTTTGGTGTAGTTATATATCAGTTATCAATCGCTTGCAGTACACTATCGACCCTGAAGGACTTCCAGTGCTGCTCGTTGATGTCGTATGCTGCGACTACGTCAGGATTGATTGCCTTAGTGCCAGCAGTCTCTTCTGGTGGAGGAAGCATATCAGCTCTCAGCGTGACGTCCATGGTTCTCTCTGTTCCGTCAACCTTAGTAAACGTGACACGAAGAACCTTCTCCTTGAGAATAGTGATGTAATCGTCTCTGGTCATAATCAATTTCCTTCTACAGGGATAAGCATCCCCTTGAGTTCAGTGTAACCGCCGATGTACTTTTCATCGATGAAAATAGCCGGAACTTTCTCGATTCCAGGATTGATCATCTTAAAATACTCTTTCGACATATCCTCACCAAGCTGCACCGTCTCATAAGAGAGACCTTTACTGTTCAGTAGGTTCTTGGCTAGATCGCAGAACTTACAATCAGGACGCCAGTAGACTTTGATGGAGCCTTCAATCACGCAGAGGCTCCATCGGGTTGCTTGCCCATGGAATAGCCGGCGGTAGGCTTGCCCCAATAGTCGTTGGCACGGACACGAATGAACGGCTTGTTGTTCTTCGGATCGTTGTTGCGGTTGTCCACCGTCAGCCAGGGGTTCAACCCAGCTTTCCAGGCGCGTTGGATGCCAGCCATCTTGTCCAGTGGACTGCGGGCAGCGTTAGCCGCAACGACAGTCGACCGAGCCACGGTGCTGTGGATCTTCTTGGATCCGCCGTAGCCCTTACGCATGATTTTCTTACCCATAGGTCTTCTCCATTATCAATGATTGTTAGGTTCTTCTCGAAGCGTCCATCTCGGCCAGTAAACTTCACCGGCTCCGTTGACCATGATGAGGTTGCGATTCTCACTCATCATGAACTGATCGCCACCAAAAATTTCGAACATGTAACCTGGCGCATTAGGAAAGTAGATAGTCTCCCAGCCCTTAGATTCCAGCTCCAGCATCTTGGCCATTTGGTCTTTTGTCATCAGGTTCCTTGTCGTCAATCCAAAGCGACTTCACGTGACCAGAATGAATCTTAGCAGAGAACCAAGCATTATAGTACGAGGACCTAAGAATGGCCTCGGCATCTATGATGTACTTGGTTTCCCAATAGTTTAACTCGCCACGGGTCTTAACCAGCTTGACGATCTCTCTGGTGAATTTGTCTTTGCCTAGTCTTTCGATGTCGGCTTTGAGCTCATCGGAGCTTCCATAGTAGGTGAGCCAGTCTGAATCCTTACGGATTTTCTTGACTTTGCCTTTCACAGTCTTACGGCCTGCCGCTGTGAAACACTTCCGTCCTATGTATTTGCGATTGTTATCCAGATTCGTGATCACATACACACAGCCAAACCAGTTAGTGGCTTCGGCAGGATCAAACGCCTGACCTTGATAGGTCCATTCACTCACTTTATTATCTCCACTATACTGTATGGAGATATTTATGTACACAGGAAAATGATGGGGACTAGCTATTGCCAGATCCCCATCTCTTAGTTCTTAGTCGTCGTCTTCATCTTCGTCAGTGTAGAGGTTGTCCAGGTCTGCGTCTGATTCTACTGGATCACCACACATTGGGCAGAAGGTTACATCTTCTTCTTCGAAATCAGTATGTGGAATGATACCAAATTCGGCATCACACCCTGTACACGTGAAAACTGTTAGCTTATTGATCATTGTGGGTTACCCTAAGTCGTTGTTCTGAAAATCACTGTCCCATGAACCTATGTATCAAAGAGAAAACCCAGCAAATGTGTCAGCTTTCAGGTCTTGTTTGACGCCGCCTTCAATGTACGCCTCGACTTCTGTCTCTTGCGGAGCAACCTGAACGTCCGCTCCGGCGATCCACTTCTGGGTCCACGGCAGTGGGTTAGGCCCGCTCTTGAAGGGAGACTCGATGCCGATGGCCCGCATACGCTTGTTGCCGATATAGTCCACGTAGTCACACATGATCTCTTCGTTCAGGCCGATCATAGAGCCCTTTGTGAAGAGGAACTTGGCCCAGGTTTTTTCCTGGTTGATCACGTCCATGAACATCTGGAGAACCTCTGGGGCACACTCCTCGGCGATCTGGACGAAATCAGGATCATCCTTTGGCAAGATCTTCAGGATCTGTTGGGTCGATGCCAGATGGAGATTTTCATCACGAGCGATCTCCTTGATGATCTTGGCATTGCCTTCCATTTTCTTCATCTCGGCAAATGCCCATGAGCAGGCGAACGAAACATAGAACCGAATGCCTTCGAGAGCGTTGATTGCGTTCAGGCAAAGCCATAGTGCTTTCTTCAGCTCGTACCGATCACGATCAGAAACCTTATGGCCGATCCGATAAGCCGTCAGCTTCTCTAGGCGATCATAGTACTTGCCAATGTCAGCAGCACATTCGACGATTTCTGGAATGTCCATAACCGTATCGAATACCTCGGATGGCTTCGGATAAATGTTGCGAATGATATGAGTGTAGGACCTAGAGTGAATAGTCTCGAAAAAAGTCCATGTCATAAGCCATGTCTCAAGCTCAGGCAGAGAAACAAGAGGGCCGAGGATAGTGGCAGGAGCGGATCCCTGCTTGGTATCGAGAACAATCTGGCGCTTCAGATTGGACGTGAAGATGTGCTGCTCGCCCATCGATAGGCCCTTGAAGTCTTTTTGGTCTTGTGTGATATCTGTTTTCTCTGGTCGCCAGAAGAATCCAAGTTGCTTTTGGGTCAGCTTGTCCAGGAACGGATACTTAACGACATCGTAACGTGAGATTTCGACTGGTCCGTCCAAGAACATCATCTTGTCGGTGTGGTGTTTCTTTACAGTACGCATGCTGAGCATTCTTCTTCATCTTCATCGACTATCGTTTCAGTAGGAACTGCTTCCTCTTCACCGGCGCCGTCATGGGTTTCAAAATAATAACCGGTCTTGAGGCCATACTTATACATGAAAAGCATGTCACCAATCAGAACAGACATTGGGATCTCTTCATTTTCATAGAAGGCCGGGTTATATGGTGTATTGATCGACATGGCCTGATCGATGTATTTCTGGAACACGGCCATTACTTTCAAGTAACCTTGTGGAGACTTCATAGTCCACTTGAGTTCGTACTTGTTCTTTAGGCGGGCAACCTCAGGAACAACTTGAGCCAGAACGCCATCCTTGGACTTCTTGACAGTAACCAAATCAGGAACTGGGTTCAGTCCGTTGGTCGAGTTGCTGGTTTGAGCAGACGTCTCGGCCGGCATCTGGGCCATAAGTGTTGAGTTGCGGATGCCGACGATTTGCATGCGCTCTCTGAGTGGTTTCCAAGGCATGCGCTCCTTGTGAGGCACCAGCGCATCGACCGATTTCTTATAGGTCATGTTAGGTGTGATGCCTAGGGAGTATTTGGTTTCCTTCCAACCTGGGCACGGACCAAACTCTTCGGCCAGGTCCACGGAAGCCTTGATCAAATAGTACGACCAGGCTTCGACCAGCTCATCGATCTTTTCAAGATCTGGATCCGAGTAGGTCATGTCGTTCTTGGCCATCCAGTAGGCCAGGTTAATCAGGCCGATACCCAACGGGCGACGATACATTGTGGCGCGTTCGGCCGCCGGGACTGGATAGTCTTGGTAGGATAGAAGAGCATCCAACCCTCGAACCGTTAGATCTGCGATTTTCTCGAGGCCTCTAAAGTCCTTGTTGATGCGACCGAGGTTGTTGGCTGACAGAGTGCACAGCGCGATTTCGCCTTCAGGATCTTTCAAGTCATCCAGCGGGATGGTCGGCAAGGTGATCTCGGTACAGAGGTTCGACATGTAGATCGCTGCCATCTCAGTGATAAACGAGCTATGCTCGTTGCAGTGATCGACGTTCATGAAGTAAACTCGGCCGGTCTCCTTGCGTTCAGTCATGAACATGGAGAAGAGCTCTGAAGCTTTGATCGTCTTCTTGCGGAACTTGGTTGAGCGCTCAGCCGCCTCGTAGATCTCCTTGAACTTGTCTTGGTCCTTAAAGAAGGCTTCGTACAGGCCTGGAACTTCGTGAGGCGAGAAGAGTGTAATGTCGCCGCCAGACAGTAGGCGTTCGTACATGAGCTTGTTGAATTGAACACCGTAATCCATCTGGCGGATACGATTAAACTCTGTGCCCTTGCCATTCTTCACGACGATGAGGTCTTCAAAGTCAAGGTGCCATGCAGGCCAATATAGTGTCGCAGCGCCGCCTCTGACACCCCCCTGGGAGCAAGATTTTGTAGCGTCTTGGAATAGTCTCCAATAGCCACGTGGACCAGTCGTGGCAGTATCGCCGTTTCGAACCTTAGACTTTTCAGCACGGATCCGCCCGCCGTTGATACCGATGCCAGCTTTCTTGGAGACGTACTTGACCACGGCGCCAGTTGTAGCGATGATGGAATCCAGCGAGTCGTCAGAGTCGATCAGAACACAAGAGCTGAACTGCTTCTGCGGAGTTCTAAGCCCGGCCATGATCGGGGTCGGCAGAGAGATATCGAACCTAGACGTTGCATCATAGTAGTCCTTGACCCACTTCAGACGGGTCTCTTTGGGGTAACTATGGAAGAGGGCAGCAGCGATCAAGACGTAAGCCATCTGAGGCGTTTCAAAGATCTGGCCGGTAGTCCGATCCTTGACTAGATACTTACCTCGGAACTGTTCCATCCCGGCATAAGCAATGTTGAAGTCTCGGTCGTGATTGATGAACGAATCGATCTGATCGATCTCTTCATCGGTGTACCATTCTAGATACTCCGGGGTGTAAATGCCGGCCTTAATGTTTCTACGCAGAAGGTCGGCTAGACTACCGGGGTGTGGTTGTGCGTAGACTTGTTTGCGGAGGTGATAGTTGATCAGGCGGCTGGCAACATACTGATAACCCGGAGACTCAATGCTAATCAGGTTAGCCGCAGCTTGAATCAGAGTCTCCTGAATGTCAGCACTAGACATGTTGTTGTTGAACTTGAGTTGAGACTGGATCTCCAGTTCGGAGGCTGAGACTCCAGCTATATCCTCACATGCCCAGGAAACAACCCTGTGAATTTTGGCAATATTGAGAGGCTCTTTCTGGCCGTTTCTTTTAGTAATACTGATGACTGACATTCGTTTCCTATGTGCAACCACTCGGCTGCTAATTGTTAGAAGTTAAGTAGTTGCTTTTTATATTCTTATTTAGCCACTGGCGCGGAAATAAACGATTCCGGTTCATAGCCGATAATGGTAAAATCAGTCAGCTCAAAGCTATCAATATCATCTCTAGAGGCTACGTGAATTTTAGGAAAATCCTTGATTAGGTGCTCACGCCCTAGTTGAGTGTCGACTGCATCAAAATGATCGTGGTAGATATGAACATCGCCCATAGTATGGACGAACTTTCCTGGTTCGTACCCAAGTACCTTGGCCATCATCATAGTCAAAATGGAATATGAAGCAATATTAAACGGGACCCCAATAAAGAAGTCAGCCGATCGTTGATACAGCTGGCAACTTAGTTTTCCATCAGCGACGAAGAATTGGAAAAAACAGTGACAAGGTGGAAGAGCAACATCGTCTACGTCAGCTGGGTTCCAAGCTGTGACAACGTGTCTTCGACTAAATGGGTTGTCCTTAAGAGACCTCATCACCTGAGCGATTTGATCAATACCTTCAGGCGTTCCATCATATTTGTCATACTTGGTCCAAGAGCGCCACTGCTTTCCGTAGATGGGCCCCAGATCGCCGTGCTCATCCGCCCATTGATCCCAAATGCCACAGCCTAGAGTCTTGATATTTGTCTCGCCTCGCAAGAACCAGAGTAATTCCTTGATGATGGATACAATCTGAACTTTCTTAGTCGTCAGCAAAGGGAGCTGCCAATTTTCTAGATCATAGGTTATTTGGCGACCAAACAG